GAAACCCCCGCGTGCCGAGTCTGGATCACGCGGGGGCCGGGGATGGGGTGCGCACGAGGGCGCGAGGTCTAGTATACACTCTCCAGTGCAATAAATCGCATCTGATGCTCACGACACAACACGATCCACTCCATGAATTCCATCGCGTCGGAGATATCTGTGAATGTGCGCACGCGCTCGTTGTTGTATGCGAAGTCGAAATAGCGCACGTCGAACTGCTTATAGGTAGTCATTTTCAATCACCTCGACGGTTCCATCGACTTCAACAAATCCGTACTTGATCACAAGCTCGGTTGCTTCCTCAAGCGTGTTAACGTCGTACTCGTAAATGTTGTTTGCGGTCTCGATGGAAACCGAGATATGACCGCGATTGATGTAAATGTTCGCGGTGCGAGTCTCATAACCGCAATCCTTGGTGTACTCGTAAACGATCATTTGAAACCTCTTTCCCGGTTCCCTTCCTGACACAACTATAGTACCACCAACGGCAACAAAAAACAACTTGAAATTATGCTCACGCTCATTAAAAATAATAACCACGTACCAATTCCATGAAAGGGGAGCCACATGAACAAGACCGAGACACAGGCCCTATGGCGCGCCTTATGCGCCTGCACGTACAAGCCGGGTGTGCACGCTCCATTTGATTGCGTGTGCGTGCATGATCAGGTGGTCTACGCGACGAACTCATACGTCATGCATCGAGTCGAGGGCCTGTACCAACCGGGTAACGTCTTCAAGGCGCTTTTCGGCCATTCAATCGCATACATGGATCGTGCGCGCACCTTCGACGCAATTCTTGATTACGACTCTGACAACCGCGATTTTTCCGGCACGCCCCCTTACTACGATCCTGCTTACATTGCGCTTGCATTGCGCCCTCATAAGGCAGCAGGATCAAAGAATATGCAGTTTTTCCATGGCAAGGGCAGCAAGCGCGTTGCACCACTCATAATCACGTCCACCATCGCAACCGCTCACGATCCTATAATCATCACTACTGCGGTTCAGGGAATGAGGAAGGCGTAACATGGTTTCTAACATGGATTTCGAGCGGGAACTTGCGACCGTTTACAAGCGCATGGAGCGCATGGAGCGGGAACACTACTACGCGAACGAGCGTCTTGTGAATTGGTGCTACGCGCTCACCGGAATCATCGTAATGCTGTTGTTCGTTCTGTTCGTCCTGATCTGCAACATTTACCTTCGACTCGGTGTCATTCCGGATTGGGTGTGATGGACATGAAACGTTCTCATTGGTTTCTCAACTGTTCCACTCCCGACGATCGTTATTTTGCAGCGCGTTTTTTGCAGCGTTGCCGTAACCGTTTCGTCAAGGAAAGCGCGCCCCTTTACCGCCGCATGGTTGAGAACATAAACCGTCGTTTGTTGTATTTTGGTTGCATCGAGCAGGTTCTACAACGTGAGCGCGAGTTGCAAACCGCAACTGTGATTGCAGTCGATCCAAGTCAGTTTGACGCGGAGGACGTCTTGCATCTCGATTGCAACGTCTTGCGCACGTGGCCCGATCGTTTTCTTGACGTGCTGATTCCATTCTTCGATTACAAGGCTGATCGGTGCAAGGATTTTTCTGTGTACGATTACACAAACTTTTTTTATGAGAGTGCTGCATTGTATAAGCGCAAGCGCCGTCTTTACGAGCAAGCCTCGATCAAGCTCAAGCGCGAGCGCGACCGACGCAAGCGCGTGTATAATCTTTCCTAGGGTTAAGGGGTTGCGAAAAGCGCAACCCCGTTTCTTATGAAAGGAGAACGGCAGACATGGACGTTAGTGCGATTACGGAGTTGGTGAGCAACGTGGCATTTCCCATCGCAGCATTTGTAATGATGTTCTATTCGAGCACTAAGACGATCGAGGACATGCGCAAGACCATCGAGGAAAACACCCTCATTATGACCAAGTTGGCTGAGAAATTGGACGCTATCACCCCGGAGGTCTAAGCATGCTCAAGAAGATCATGCGAGGGAGCGCGGCATTAGTCGCGCTTTTCCTTGCGCTCGCAATTGGAATCACCCCCGCATCGGCGTGGGAAGAGCGCGATTGCATAATCGCAAGCGGACACGGCACCTTCACTCCGCAGTATCTTGTGATTCATTCGACTGCGAACCCTGGCGCGACCGCGTGGAATCACGTGCAGTATTGGCAGCGCTTGGGGAACAACACATCAATGACGCAGTGGGTATGCGACTGGACGGGCGAGGGAACCGTCTACCAAGTCGCGCCGGGTAATGCAATCACGTGGCACGTCGGCAACGGTAACCGGCATTCAGTCGGCATCGAGATTTGCGAGGGTGTCACGCGCGAGCAAGTCGATAAGTCAATCGACACTGCAGCACAGTGGGCCGCCTATTATCTTGAGTCGCGTGGATGGGGCATCGACCGCATGGTGTCTCATGACGAGGCCCGCATTCTTTGGGGCGGGACCGACCACACAGACCCTAATCCTTATTTCAAGCGTTGGGGTTACACGTGGCAGGGATTCGAGAACAAGGTCGCAGATTACATGCGTGGCGATACCGGCGAGGTCAAGCCTGAGCATCATGAGCAGGTGAAGCCGAGCGCACCGACCGTTACGGGCACGACGGCAAATCTCGCCGCGCGTGTCATGCGTGGCGAGTTCGGAAGCGGGCAGGCACGCCGCGACGCGCTCGGGAGTCGTTACGACGAGGTGCAGGCATACGTGAACCAACGTTATTTCGGCGTCGGCGCGGGGCTGCAGACGGTGCAACCGACTACGGCGCAACTTGCAGCTGCAGTTATGCGCGGCGAGTACGGTTCCAACCCAGGCAGGCGCAGCAAGCTCGGGAGGCGTTACGACGAAGTGCAGCGTTACGTGAACCGAGTGTATTACAACATTTATTAGTTTGACTGTTGACACAGAACACCCCCATTTCCTATAATGCTAGTTACGGCAACGGGAAAGGGGGTGTATTTCATGCCAACCACTTTAGAACGAGGGATGATCGGTCGAACCGTCACGTTTTCACACTGTTATGGGCAGCGCGTGCAAGACGGCGTTTTTGTTCACTTCGAGTTCGACCTGATGGGGGATTACGCAGACCCTGTGAAAGCGACGAACACGCTTCGACGGCGTTTGCAAGACCCGAGCATCACGATCACCCGCGTCGAGCAAGACTCCGATTACTATTCAATTCCCATCAAGCTGTTCGTAGAGACCGCAATCAACTATCAGAAAGGCAATCACCATGACTGAAACCAACCAGCTCGCAACCGTCGAGACCACCGATCTGTACGCCGCCTCTAATTATTCTTCCATCAAGCCCGCTGACGCTGACACGCGCAAGCTCGTCGTCAACGCGATGAACAACGCCGAGTCGCTTTCCGACCATGAGGGCGAGACGCTGAACGTCATCGGCGTTTTCACCAAGCCGGGCGTTCGTCGCGCGCGCGACAAGAACGGCGTTGACACCCCTTGCACCAACACCACCCTTGTATGCTCCGATGGTTCCGCTTATTTCTCGCAGTCCGAGGGCGTTCGCAACGCAGCCGACAACTTCATGGCCGCGCAGCTGTTCGAGGACGGCGAGGTCGTGCCCATGAAGCTCGTATCTTCCAAGCTCCCCAACGGTAACACCCGCAAGACGCTTGTTCTCGTGTAGTCAAGACTGTTAAACCCCTTTCCGTTGCATTAATTTAGGCGGTGCGGTGCTTACCGCATCGCCTTTTTATTTTGGAGGTCGAAATGGCACGTGCGAAACGCGCATCAGACGAGGTTTACAATGCTCGCAGACGCGCAAAGCGCCTTTTGGCGCGCATGGAGCGCGAGGGCGTGAGCGGCATGAGCTCGGTGCAGAGACGCGCGAGAGCCGATTACATGGAGAGTGTTCGCGCGCAGATCGAGCAGTCGTATCAGGGCACGCGAGCCGTGCGCGAGGTTCGCAGCGCGCAGAAACGCGCGAAGAGCGCGAGCGAGCGACTAGATCGCATGACCTCCGCACCGCGCAAGGTGAAGAGCTCCCGCGAGCGTTCCGACATGCTGTTTCAAAGGCAGGTAAATTTGGCTCGCATCGGTGCTCCAAGTCTTTTCGGGGAGCATGGTAAAGCTGCGGTGTCTGTTTTTTACGCATCGACGCGACAAATTTGGCGTGGACGCGACCCCAAAGATCGGAACAAATTGATTATGGAAGCGCTCGGCGTTGACAATCTTCAAGATGCGTTTGACAAGGTTCTAATTAAGAATATGCGAGCCGTGAACGAGTACATTGCACAGAGCGCGAAGTCGTCAACAGTCGAGGGATTCACCGACGAGAATGAAGAGTTCTATAAAGAGGTTGAGCTTGACTCCGAGTTAAGAGGCTCACCCCCGTGGGCATCGCTGATTGTAATGTTCGGAGGTCGTTAATTAAAAGGTAAAGGGTCATGGGGTGTAAGGAGCGTAAACCACAATTCAAGATCGCAGCCGCGTATGACACCGAGACGTGCAACGTTTGCGTTGACGAGCGCGAGAACCAGTGGCGCGCCTACCCGGTGCTTTACATCGTGAATGACATTCGCGGTTGCGATCTGCGCACATATGAGGTGGGCGCGGGGCGCGTGTCGTTTTACCGGCATGGCGAGGACATGCAGCGTGTCATAGACGAGTTCATAACGTGGGGCGAAGAGGAGCATTGCATTCCGATCATATGCGCATACAATCTCATGTTTGACCTGCAGCCGCTCATGTACGAGCTTAATGGGCGCTGGGACATGGTTGCGAGCGCGCAGAGCGCGACGAGCGCATACACCGTTGACATCGTGCAGGACGGCGCTGTGAAGCTCCGTTTTTGGGACACCTTTTATTTGGAGATGCGTGGACTTTCCAAGATGGGCGAGACGTGCGGATTGCCCAAGGCCGTGGGCGATTGGGACTACTCGAAAATCCGAACGCCCGAAACGCCGCTGACCGACGAGGAACTTTATTACGCGGGACGTGACACCGAGGTAATCCCCGCATACCTGCGTTACCTGCTGGAATCGAACGAGTGGCTGCAACCGGAATGGCTGGGCGTTCGCGTGCTCACAAAGACCTCGCTTGTGCGTCAAGCGGGCAAGATGGAGACGGGCCGTTTGCGCATTCCGCGCGAGAACGGCAAGCCCATCTCCGTGCAAGCTGCTTTCGAGCGCATGTGCTCCGAGGAATTGGCTCCGACCTATGCGCAATACGCGCTGCGCAAGGCGTGTTTTCGCGGCGGTTTCACGTTCACCTCCGCACGGTACTCCGGCATCGTGCAGGAGAACGTATACAGCATTGACGAGACATCCGCGCACCATGCTTACATCAACGGCCACATGCAGCCGGTGAATTTTCGCGGCATCCTTCCGACCATCCTGCAGGCGATGGCCGAGGGTGTTTGCAGCACTGATTTAGATCAGGCGATGCGGCACTGGGAAGAGCCGTTCGGGTGCGCGTTCCACGCGCAAATCAGGTTCAAGAACCTCCGCTTGCGTGAGGGGAGCGCGTTCGAGTGCTGGGACATCGCGTTGCTCTCCGAAGCGAAGTTCAAGGGCTCCGGACAGCTGGGCGAATGGGGCGGCGAGGCAGACCGCGACACCGTGACGGCGGTTCGCAGTGCCGGGTACGTGGACGTGGCCGAAAGCGGGCGCTTCGCGTTCGGCAAGCTCGTGCAAGCCGCGTCGTGCATCGTGAACGTCTCCGAGCTGGAGCTGTGGTGCATGAGCCGCGTGTATGCGTGGAGCTCCATGGAGGTCATTTTAGGCGAGGGAACAATGAGCTTTGTGAAACCGCCCGACTACGTGACGCTGCTGTCAAATCTGTTCTATGCGCGAAAGGACGCTTGCAAGCAGATTTTGAAGACCTACGAGACTGGCGTGGCCTACACGCGCGACATTCCCGGCAGCATCCCCGAGGGGATCGCCGAGCGCATCCGCAGCGGTGCGATGGAACGCGCTGATCTCGAGGCCTATTACAATTCAACGGTTAAAGGCATGTTCAACTCGATTTACGGAATGGAGGCTCAGGACGTGTTCAAATGCGGTTACCGGGTGGACGCGGGCGAGATTCACGTAGACCGTGACACGCTTGTGACGCGCGAGACATATAAGGAGCATTATGAGGACGCTAAGAAGAAGCTTGTTCTATACCCTTACGGGTTGCGCATTGTCGGCGGTTCTCGCATGGCGATCGTCGCGGCAATCGAGCTTGTATATAAGGAGTTCGGCGAGCGCGTGCGCGTGCTGGGAGGTGACACCGATTCGCTAAAAATCTCATGCGACGAAGACGTTTCTGCGGACGACCTCATGCGAGCGCTGGAGCCGTTCCACGAGGGCGTGACGGCATCAATCGACCTGTGCATGAGCCGCGTGCGGAAGAACTTCCCCGATTACGCTTCCCCGCTCACGGGCGTGGGCACGTTCGAGGTCGAGGGCGATGCGTACCCCATGCACATGGACGCTTGGAACAAGGCCCGCGTGAGCTGGGACGGGCGCAACTCGCATATCACATGCGCGGGTTTGTCGCGCCCCACCGGCATGTACCACATCGAGAGCTGGATCGATGACATGAGCGCGGTGCATGGTTTCGCCGAGGTGGCGCCGCGCGTGCTGGGATGGGGCGTTCGCGTCTCGCAACCGGTCTGCCACGCATTGGAGCACTACCGCCCCGCAGCGGCGGACGTGCTGGACATGGACATAACCGACTACACGGGGCGAACGTCCCACGTCCACACGCACGAGTCGATCGCGCTGTACCCGTCCGATCGCGTACTTGGAGATGCGGACAAGGGCGGCAACGCGCGAACCATCGCGTACATGCGCGAGCGGTACGGGCGCGTGGTGGACACCACCGAGCGCGTGGTAGACGTGGACGGCGGACGTGCGACATACACGTATATAGACGATGAAGGGACTGAAGTGCAATGGTAGATCTGAACGACGGCGTGCATTACAACTGGGAGAAGACGCTTTCTTTCAATGCGGACATCACAATGGTCGTCGGCGCGCCGAACAAGGGCAAGACGTATGGCCTTCGCGCCTATGCGCTTAATCGCGCGTTGAAGCGCGGTGGGCGTTTCGTGGAGGTGTGCCGTACGCTGGACGAGCGAGACAGCGTTAAGAAGAGTTATTTCGACAAGCTCGCATTGACCGACGACGAATTTGGAGCGTTCGAGTACAAGTGCGAGAATAACGAGTTCAAGTACCGAGCGAAGGACGCGCCGAAGGGTACGCACTGGCAGACGTGCGGTTACGTAGTTGCGTTCGCCGAGATGCAGGGAACGAAGAAGCGCACTTTTGCAAACGTCGAAAACGTCATTTTCGACGAGGCGATTCTGGAGAGCATCGACGCGACGCACACCTACAAGCGCGATGAATGGAACATGCTGAGCCGCATCATCGATTCATGCGTGCGCGAGGACGCTTACAACGAGGGTCGCGTGAAACCGCGTCTTTTCCTGCTTGGAAACGCGGTCGATCTGCTAAACCCGTATTTCGCGGCCTTCGACGTGCGAGGTGTCCCGCGTTACGGTTACACGTGGTACCGTGAAAAAATGTGCCTTCTGCACTACGTCGAGCCCGACGAGCACGACGCTTACCGCATGGAGCACACGCTTGCGGGCCGCATGGGCCAGATCACCGGTTACACCAAGGCCACCTATGCAAACGATTTCGCCGAGGACAACCGCTACATCTCCAAGAAGCCCCCGCGCGCGAAGTACGTTATGGGGTGCGTTCACATGGGGGCGGAGTACGGAATCTGGATCGACATAACCGAGGGTTATTACTACGTCACCGGTAAAATCCCGAAGAATGCGGGCAATGTCTACGCCCTGACGCGTAAGGACAACACCCCCAACCGGATTGCAGCGCAACGTGCGAGCAAGACGCTCCGCGTGATCGTGCAAATGTATTACGAGGGCAGCGTTCTTTTCGAGAGCGTGAAGGTACGCGAGGGTTTTCTTGACGCGATGGCGCTCTATGGGGTAAAGTGAGTGCGACGCGAGCGACGGCGAGCACGCAAATCCATGAGTAGGGACGATTCGGGGAGCTTTACCGTTCAGTCGGTACCCGAACCCCGCGCGAGTTGGCTACGTGTTTTAATGGAACGTGCCACGCTTCGCCTATGCGTTATAATGAGCGCGACCGCGCAGGTGACACACCTTGCGCGTCGCGCTCAACTTATATAGAGACGAAAGGAGTAAGCGCATGGACGAGCAGAATGACAACTTGACCCCGGACGAGCAGGAGATCGAGCAGACCGCAGGCGTGGACGGCGAGGAAGCCCACCGCATCGGCGAGTTTGACGATCTGCGCAACCGCATGGAGCGCATGGAGGGGATGCTGCAGGGCATCACCGACATGCTCACCGCGATGCGCACCACGGCGGACGCAATCGACATCGACAACGGCGCGAGCGTGCGAGACGTCGATGGTGACGGCGATGCGGACATCATCGAGGACGACGTGGTGGTCATCCCCGATTACGACGAGCTTGACCTTGACCTTTAAGGAGGTAATTTTACATGGCAACCAACAACACCACCATCGCGGGCCGCGTGTACCTTTCCGGCACCAACGATTTTCAGCAGCGCGTTCCGAATCCGACCATCGAGGGCATCGACGCTACCAGCAAGTTTCTTTTCGATCCCATGAACCGACGTTATCTGAATGAGTTCATGGATGCTTATGTGAACCGCATCGGCACGCAGATCGTGCATAACAACCAGTGGGAGAATCCGCTCACCGTCTTCAAGGGCGCCAATCTCCGTTATGGTTCCTCCATTCAGGAGTCTGCGCTCAAGTGGATCAAGGCCCACACCTACGACGTGGATGATGACACGCTGCTTAAGGTGAGCCGCCCCGAGGCCGCCGTGTGGTACCACACCGTAAACCGCAAGGATCATTACGATATCACCGTCGAGCTTCCCGATCTGAAGCAGGCTTTCGCCGACGAGATGGGCCTGAACCGCCTCATCGACGCGATCATGACCGTTCCGCGCAATTCCGATAACTATGACGAGTACCTGTGCATGCTCAACCAGCTTGCTTACTATGAGAAGAACTGGGGTTTCTACAAGCATCAGGTGAGCGCCGCCCCGACCGACGAGACGACCGGTAAGGAGTTCTTGAAGGCGGTTCGCGCCTACGCCAAGAAGCTGAAATTCCCGACGTCGCTTTACTCCCCCGTCTCCGACAAGTACGGCATTCCCACCTTCGCCAACCCCGAGGAGCTCGTGCTTTTCATCACCGCAGACGCAGCCGCGTCAATTGACGTTGACACCCTCGCAAGTGTGTTCAATCTGGACAAGGCCGAGGCCGCATACCGCACGATCGAGGTTCCCGAGCTTCCCATCCCAAACGCCTTCGCCCTGCTCACCACCGACAACTTCTTTGTATGCAACGATTACGTCTATGCGAACGAGTCTTTCTACAACCCGCAGACCCTTGCGACGAATTACTACCTGCACCACTGGGAGGTCGTGAGCGCGTCCCCGTTCGTCCCTGCGATCCTGTTCACCACCGACACGCCTACCACCGTCTCCACTATTACGCAGTCCGTCACCGGCGTGAACATCACCGCTGCCAAGACCAGCCTTAAGCCGGGCGAGTCCACGCAGATGACCGTTGAGCTCACCGGCACCGTCACCGCGAATGATGAGGGCATCGAGGTCGCGCCCGACGCGGTTACGTGGAGCGTTTCCGGCGAGACAGCGGCGCTCGAGGGCGAGCCGCTTGCGCTCAACTCCGCGACGCGAGTTGACCGTCTGGGCGTGCTGCACGTGCAGAAGTCCGATCTGGAGGCGAACAACGTCCTTCACGTCGTCGGCACCACGTCTTACGTGAACCCCTCCGGCAAGACCACGCTTTACACCAAGACCGTTGACATCACCATCGTGTAAGCGTCTATAATCTGCTTGACCGCAGCCCCGTGCCCCTGCTCACGTGTGAGCGGGGGCGCTTTTGTTAGGAGGTATGTTCATGAATGCGGATTTCCCTAATCTCGGAAACGTGGGCGTGTACGCATACGAAAACACGTTCGATTATTCGAGGTTCAAGCCAAACGCCCGACTCAAAATGTGCAACGTCCCGTGGTGCGGGGATTACGAGAACGTCGTGAAGTTCGAGAACGACACCAAGCGCGATGAGTGGTTTGACGCGCTTTCCGGTGACGTGGTGAATCTCGAGACGATGTTCAACGTCAAGCCCGACGGCAGCGCCAAGGTGCCCGTGCCGGTAACATCCGCGCAGGGTTACAACTACCTCGTGGTCGATCTCCCGCGCATGACGAGCGAGGCGCAACCCATCGAGTACGCGAACGGCGAGCGCAAGGCGCGTTACTTCTATTTCATTTTGGACGCGCAGCAGCTTTCGCCTAACTCCACGCGCCTCGTCCTCGAACTGGACATGTGGACGACCTACATAAACGACATGCAGTTTGATTACATCCTGCTCGAGCGGGGGCACGCCCCCGTGGCAGCCTCCGCGATCGCCGACTACCTCGAAAACCCGCGCGACAACTCCGCATATCTGCTCACGGCGGACGTTAACACCGGTGGTGAGCCTTACATCGAGCGCAGCCGCGTGGTAAAGAATTACAGCGCCGAGGGGCAGCGCGCCTGCATCGTGACGGCGTGCGATCTGCAGGGCGATTTCGGCACGGCATCCGCACCGGCCGTCCCCGCGCTTTCCGAGCCGGACACGTCCGGCATCCTCACATCGCGCGTTTATTCCGTCGCAATTGAAGACCTGCAGAAGTTCCTGCGCTCGATGGAGCAGAATGCGCCGTGGCTCAAACAGACCGTGCAGGGGGTCTTCTTCACTCCCGCCGACCTGCTCACGCAGTCAGGCGGTTTCACGCTGTGGGGAGTGCCAGTCACCGTGTGCGACGCGGTGCAGAAGGTCGAGCCGTTTTTGCAGCCGGGTATTTCGGATTTCGGGTACCCCACGCAAGCGGCCCCGTTTGCGAAGCTCTACACCTACCCATATGCCGCGATCCGCGTGAGCGACGAGCGCGGCGCATCTTCGCTTGTGCGCGTGGAGGACTTGGGCGCGCAGGGCATCGAGCTTGCGAGCGCCGTGAACTTAGTCATGCCCTACATCTCCATCGACGCGCGTTTGCTTGGCATCGCAGGCGCGAGTGACACCCTCACGTTTCAGACGATGGAGGCGCGCACGTACGACTTCGGCGGTGCGTGGGGCGATTACCTCAAGAGCTGGAATCTTCCCATCATGCAGGTCACGCAGAGCGCGGCGAGCCGCGCCGATTACACGACCGTGTATAACCGCGCACACGCGAAGCTCGCAGCGGACAACGCGCAGACCTCCGCGCTTGCGTCCAATGCCACGGCGTACACAAATGCGGGCAACGCAGCCGCGAACGTAGTAGATCTGAACCGGGTGAACGTCAACGCGAACAACTCCATCACCACCAACGCCAACGCAGCCGCTTTGAATGGCGCGACTGCTGCGAACCGGAAACTGAAGGCCGACTGTGACAGCGACAACGCGACATCGACATCTATGGCAGACCTGCAGAACGACGTGATCGCAATCACCACCGCGAACAACAACGCGACCGCAGCCGCGCGGACCATCGGCAGCGTCGTCACGGGGGCTTTTTCGGGCGGGGCCGCAGGGGCCACGACCGCAGCCGTGAGCGGCATCACCGACATGGCAGTGTCTTTCCCGTCAGCAAATGCAGCTGCAGCAGTCTCGCAGTCGAGCAACGTTCGAGCTGCGGGGCTTGCGCAGACCAACGCGCTTGAAAAGACGTTGCACGCTGCGCAGTACACCGCAGCGACCTACGGAATCCAGAGCGAGACTGCCACCAACAACACCAACATCCGCAACGACGCGAGCACATACAGCGCGAACGCGAGCGCGACGCTCACGCGCACCAACGCGGGCAACTCCAAGACCACCGGGGACGCGAACGCGGGCCGAGCGCACGCAACCGCGATTGACGCGATCAACGCGGGCTTGAAGCAGGCGGGCGTTGCGGCGCCGGTGCAGTTCGGCGCGGGGTCTAACGGGCAATCGAGCGCGACCGCACCGCGCGCCCTGTTCGCGCAGATCGTGACACAGCGCGAATGCGACATCATGAACGCGGCCTCGGCATTCGCGCGTTACGGATACACGCTCATGCGCGAGTGGAGCATGGAACGGATGCAGGTCATGCGACACTTCACCTATTGGAAATGCACCGAGGTGTGGTGCAGCGGCGCCGGGGACGTTGTGGAGGGCGCGCAGGCCGCTGTAAAAGATATACTCATTAAGGGCGTGACCATTTGGGACAAGCCCGAGGAAATAGGCCGCGTAAGCATTTACGACAACTTTTAAGGAGGAAAAATGCCGGACTTGATCGAGCCTAAACCCGACATCGACGCGCTGTTGAATGCCGGGACGTACCAGAACATGAGCGACGCGGAAATCGACGCGCTCATCGCCTACAAGGTCGAGCGCGCGCAACGCGAGGCCACCGTGAGCAAGGATGCGCAGGCGCACGACGCGCTTATACGAGAGCTTATAGAGCGGCAGACAGCCGCGCAGCGCGACGCGCAAGAATCCATGAGGGCCGCATTGCAAGCTCAGACGAATTACAAGGAGGTTTGAAAATGAGCAAGGGCCGCAGGGGCTACAAGCAGAAAAAACCGTTCAGGCCTGGGCAGCAAGAGACGTACTGGCAAACCGAAGCATACAATCAGCACCTCTTCAACATGTTCCAAAACGACCTTATAGAGCTGGCGTTGTCGCGCTTCCGCTGGGTGGGTCTGCCCGAGACATGCAACGAGCGTTATTTGGAGTGGACGCTTTTGACCGAGGGCTCCGCGACCCTCGCATACCCATCGCTCACCAGCGAAACGCTTTTGTCGCTCAAAAGCGTGCAGCAAGGCGCGCCGAACATGTACGACGAGCCGCGCTCGTGGCGCGCGCTTGGCGCGACCGGTAAAACGAACTTCATGTGCAACTGGACTAACGGAGTATGGATTTGGGAGAATTCCACGCGTTACCCACTCATGGTGAAGATCAACATCTGGGCGCGCGAGCTGGCCGACATCATGCGCACGAAGCAGATAAACCGGTACCACATGCGCATGCCGTTGGTAATCACCGGGCCGCAGGATCGCGCGTTCGACGTGCAGAACTTCTACAAGAACATCGCCAACGGCGAGCCGTTCGTCCTCGCATATGACAATTTCAGCGACATACAGACAAGCGCGACCATGCCCGAGCGCGCGCGCGAGTACATCGGGGACAAGCTTCAGGCCGAGTGGTCGAACACGTGGGATGCGATTTACCGCGAGCTCGGCATCGACTCCATGCCCTTCAAGGAAGAGCGCATGATCGAGGACGAGGTTAACTCCACCATGCAGCCGACCGAGCTTGCCCGTCTCTCTCCGCTCACCACGCGCAGAGCCGCGTGCGATAAGCTCAATGCGCGATTCGGTGACAGATTGGCAAGGCCTATAACCGTGGTGTGGGCGCGAGACAACATCACCGACAATTACGACCTGCGGCACCGTTACGACACGCTCATCGAAAGGGGTTAGACATGTTCGAGTTTCCCGAGGTCCCCACAAACGTGCGTTACGACGGCATGACGATCACCCTTGGCGAGTGGTACGAGATGGGGTTTTACCAGCCGTTGACGGATGATTCTTGGCGCTTCGACGCTTACAGCGAGCTGCAATACACACAGCTTTGCCGCAAGTTCATCAATCGTTTCTACGACCGCGAGGTGTCGATCATCACGCCTTCTCGATGGAAACGCGCGTATCTTCGCAAGCTCAACGAGATCATGCCGAAATACAAACTGCTGTATGCGCGCGTGGAGCAGGGCGTGAACCCGTTTCAGGACGGACGCGAGCGCTCGAAGTCGCGCGATATCTTCTCGGACTTCCCCGAGACGATGCTTTCCGGCAATTCGGATTATGCATCGACGGGCAATGACCGCGAATCGGACGTTATGCGCGAGGGCAGTGTAACCGACAAAGCGGTGCAGTTCGCGCGCGACTGGCAGGACGTGGATGCTATGATTCTAGACGAGCTGGAGCACACGCTGTTCACCGCTCTCATGGTCCCGACCGTCCCGCTTTGGTAAAGGAGGTGGCATATATGTTTATTCCGCTGCCATATTTCGACCCGTTCATGATCGCGAATCCGACGCTGCCAAAGCTGTATTGGGAGGTTAAAAGTCCCGAGCAGCTCGTGGCCAACCTGTACTGTATCATCGAAGCGATGAAAGACCCCATCAACGACACAGCCGAGCAGGTCAACAAAAACACCGCTGCAATCGAGCAGATTCAGGCCGTGATCGACTCCATCGAGAACGGGGGTTATTACGATCAGTACATCGACGGACTCGCAAAATGGATTGACGAGAACCTGCAGCAGCTCGTGGCGCGTCAATCGAAGTACGTATTCCCCACGTTCGTCCAGGAGCCTGACACGGGCGCGTGGCGCATCGCGCTCGTGATCCCGCAGGGATGGGAACATCTCAAATTCAATTGGATTTTCGACGAACGCGATAACACGTATCACATCGTCATCAACTACTAGGAGGCATAAACATGCCAAATGTTTCAAGCTTCGGCGCGCAGACCGACAACGCTGTTGTTCAAGGCACCGTGACCGACCGTCAGATGATTATTCCCGAGGTTCCCCCGCAGGGGCTTATGAGCGTGGGGCCGAGGCAGACTCCTAATTTCATCAAGGAGCTGTGGAATGACAAGACGTCCTATGTTTATTACGACGTGGTGAAGGACAACGCCGGTGCTTCCTACGTCGCGACTAAGCCGGTCGTGCCGGCTGGAACTCCGCTCACCGATGAGGTTTATTGGTTCAAATGGAGCGACCCAAACGCGCAGCTCAATGAGCTTAATGAGATCGTGAAGCTGTACGAAGGGCGTATTACCGCGCTCGAAGACTATATTAAAAAGCTCATCACCGCGAATACGTATAATGAGCTTAGTGACAACGGTTTCATTTACAAGGAGGTCTAATCATGGCAACGAATCACTATAAGCTGACGACAATCGACCCCAATGCGAGAATCAACGTGGCCAACGACGTTAACACGGCGTTGAACCAAATCGATGATGCATTGTTTGGTAAGGCGCCAACTAACCATGCGAGTGAGGAAACCGTTTACGGAGTTGGCAACGCTGTCAATTACGGACATCTCAAGCTCGCGGACGGTGATACGCCTATGACGAGCGGAGCTAATGATGGGGTCGCTGCTACGCCGAAGATGGTAGTGGATGCGGTAAACGAAGGTACGAAGTTTCAAAACAACTACGTTATGCCGGTGGTGATGAAGCCGGCCGAGGTTATTACATACAGCATGCCTGAGAAGTATAAGAACGCAAAAACAGACGGTTTCACTGCGGACGCGACGCACTTCTACATCTCTCGCAGGACGTCGAGCGAAAGCGCGGTGCTAAAGATCAACCGGAGTACATTGAACGTTGATAAGATTGCAGAGTTTCCGCTGACAAAGCCAGGATTTAATCACATGAACTCGTTTACCATGTTCAATGGAAACTTGATCGTTCAAGACGGAACCGGTGCGAGTCTACTGAACTCCGACAATCTGACTTCTATAGAGGAAAACACCACGTGCGATTTATACAAAAGCTCGCAGATCGCATATAGGAATGAAAAATACCTTTCCTACACTTATGAGCACTTCTTGCTGTGCGATTACAACAAATCTACTAAAAATCTAACCCCACATATTTCAATTCGACGCAATATATTTCAAACGTACTGCCAAGGCATCGACTTCACAGACTCGCACATATACGCATCGTGCAACGCGGGGAATGGTGAAACTAATTACATCTATATAAAAACTTACAATGGAGACAATCAAATTGTAATCGCAGCAGACTACCAAATTGAGCTTGAGGATATTTACTACGAAACCCAAGTTGCATACATCGCGGATGCAAACGGAAATATTGCAAAATTCAATTTTTCCGAATTGCCGAGTTACTACTACCCGGTTACGTATGACAATTCAACAGCTTTTAGAACCGCTGACCAAGGAATTGCAATATCCGCAGTTGACACATCTAATTTGACGAGTCAAACCCCAGCAGCCGGATACACCCCCTATAATTCGGGTCTGTATAAAGGACTTGCAGTTGTTGAAGGCATTGAAGCGTTTATTTACTCATACGGGCCTACTTTGTACGCGATTGGATTTGAAACAAAAGGGTCTAACTTCGAGGTCCACACTGCAATGTGGAAGTATGAAGAGAGTAAGTTCAATCTGAAAGAGACTGTTGTAATTGCAATTAGCGATTCAAACCAAGTTACGAAAACACGTCGGACAACCCCAAGCAAAAACACATGCATCAAGGCCTTGTATTGTTCCCCGGTTACTCCCTACTTCCAACCGTTTGCAAAAGCGTTCTAGTGCGCACCCCATCCCCGGCCCCCGCGTGATCCAGACTCGGCACGCGGGGGTTTCTTTGTGCGTGGTGTGTTGTGGTTTTGTTGTGGTGCGTGTTGACGTGTTTAGGGGGGCTTGTTCTAGTTTCTCTCTGTCTCTTATACACATCTCCGAGCCCACGAGACCGG